AAGTTAACAGGGGAAGAGAAAGAGTGGGTGAAGGACATCAAGAAGTTATACGGGGTGGAGATCAACAGCAGGCAGATGGCGTGGTGGAGATGGAAGCTGCACGAGGGGATCAAGGACGATGCGTTGATGTACCAGGAGTTTCCTCCTACGGAAGACTACGCATTCGTGATGACTGGTACGAGCTTCTTCTCAAACTCCCGGTGTACTGACGCTGCCAAGAAGTCTCGTGCACTTAACCCGGAATGTTTCCGCTACGCATTCGGGGCAATGTTCCAAGACACAGATGTCTTGAAGTCCACGGAGAAGTTAGGAACGCTCAAGGTTTGGGAACAGCCTATTGATACGGCCTATTACGTCATTGGTGCTGACCCTGCTTATGGATCATCTGATTGGGCAGACCGCTTTTCTATCCAGGTGTTCCGGGTCTATGCCAACGGGATGGAGCAGGTTGCCGAGTTTGCAACGAGTGAGATGAACACCTACCAGTTTGCGTGGGTGATTGCCCACCTTGCCGGTGCGTACAAGAACTCAACTCTGAACTTGGAAGTCAACGGTCCCGGTCAGGCGGTGATCAACGAGATGCGTAACCTCAAGCGTCTTGCTGCCGCGCAAGGTACTGCCGGTAACGGCATCATGGATGTGCTGGGTTCCATGCAGAACTACATCTGGCGTCGCAACGATACGATGTCCGGGCTATCCAACTCTATTGGCTTCTTGACTACGAGTCAGACCAAAGAGCGGATGCTGACTTACATGAAAGATTACTTCGAGCGTGGCCTGATGGAGATCAAGTCTATGGACTTGCTAGACGAGATGAAGGGCATCGTTCGTGAGGGCGGGTTTATCGGTGCGCCTGGTCGCGGCAAGGATGATAGAGTGATCGCCAGTGCGCTGGCTGCTGTTGCTTATGCCGAGCAGGTTCAACCTAGATTGATTGCCATGAGACTGACAAAAGAAATCTCTCATGCTCAAGAGAACCAAACGCCAGAGCAGATCGCTGCTGGACGTAACGTATCCAACTATCTCAAGAAAATCGGGATGTACGGTGGCTCTACACACTGATCTCACAATCGTATCTATCTACGGCCACACTGATGGTTCTACTGCCATACCCAGCCTTGTAGAGAGCATGGCCCAGTTGCCCGGAAGCCGGGGTCTGCTGATCTCTCTTGAACGACCCTCTTCATTGCCAGACCACATCGGTTGGAAACAAACAGCACCGCTGGATTATTTCCAGTACTCCATGTTCTGTATGTACTGCTTGCACGCCTACATCGAGACTGAGTACTGCCTGGTTGTCCAAGACGATGGCTGGTGTCTTAACGGGAATAACTTCACAGACGAGTACTACGAGTACGACTATGTGGGCGCACCTACTCATATGGGCATCTTGGGAGATCAGGCTCTGTTCCACTTCTCGTGGACTCAAGTGAAAGACCCCATCGTTGTCCAGAACGGTGGCTTTTCTTTGCGTAGCCGCAAGTTCTTGCAAGCACCTTCTAAGCACGGCATCGTTCATCACTTGTACGGACAACAGCCGTACATCAACGAAGATGTTCAGCTCTCGGGATTGCTAAGACCTCAACTGGAATCTGTCGGTGTGCGGTTTGCACCGCTTCACATTGCCAAACACTTCTCGATTGAGTACATGGGTCCAGGCATCCACGATAATATCGACCTGGAGCGCCTGGTCGGTCATCACGCACCCAGCAGAAAATTGGTAGGTCACAAATCTATTGCCATCAGAAGTACACTAGAAGAGTGCACTAACGTCTTTGGTGAACTAGACTTCCTGATGTACTTGCAAGACAAAGGCTACAGGTTTGAATACCGTCTATCCTAAAGAGGAACTCAAGATTCTGGTTGGCAAACTCTTGCGAGACAAAGAACGTGGGATCTCCATCCAGCGGTTTGCTGATCTCTGCGGTATTTCCAAAGACCTCTTGCACGACGTTTTCATTTACGAGATCAAACCCATGACCGAGACTACCCAGCGCCGGGTGTCTGCCGCCTACCAGAGTTGGGTAGACGGTCGGGTCAAGATCATGAGGAGGAAAGACAAGACCACTTACGTTGACTATCGCAAGACTGCGGAACCTGCTATCTTTCCGCACATGGGGATCGTGAACTCTCCTGACGGATTCAAATTATCTATCGGCCCCCGTAATCGTCACGATTACTCTTATCCTACTCTGGACGAATCATGAGCGTACTCCACGACTATCTTTGCGCGTCTCACGGCCTATTCGAATCGTATGAGGCTCAATGCCCTATCAAATTTTGTACAGCAGAACTTAATATGGTTTTCCTAAAACCAGTCTCACTCAAATCAGATAAAACCAAACAGGCTGACCGTAACCTGCGTGGCCTTGCCCAAGACTTCCAAATGACCGACATCAAATCTACCCGTGAAGGCGACACCCAATCCGGTTACCATCACCACCAAGTTCCTGCCGAGCCACAAGAGAGAGAGGCTCGCCCAGGTGATGCCGCGATCTGGGGAGGCAATTTCCAGAACATCAATATGCAAGCAGCACTTGCCGGACAAGTCGCCAAATCCGTCCTAGGCGAATCCGTTGGCGTAAATCCCAAAGATGCTGGTAATTTGACGGGACCAAAGGCCGCGAGTTACATTGCTGACCATGAGAACTTGGCAATAGCACCATGAGAATCCCGAGCGATCCGGTAGAACGTGAAAACTTCTACCTAGACCTCATCCACAAGTGCAGCGTCTCTATGCCAGAACGCCGCACCGAGTACGGGGGTCTTCGCTCGTGGTACTTGTTTGGGAACGGACCGGATGAAGCACCGGCCATGTACAACAAGATCTATCCTCACATAGATCAGTTGTCATCCTTTCTCTACTCTGCCGAGACCACCCGATTCTCCATAGACTTGGGTGCGGCAGTCGCAGATGAAGAGCAGGCCAAGTTGCCGGTCCTGACCCGCGCACTCAACGATGAATGGCTAAACAGCAATGCTGACCAAGTATTCTCGACAGCGGTATCATGGTCTCTGTGCTACAACAGCACCTTTATTAAACTGGTTTATCGAAACGGTATTCATCCGTATCTCGTGGAACCGGCCAGCATCGGTGTTTTGCGAGAAGACACCGCATACACTGACAGACAAGAAGCAATAATTCAGACTTACTACATCACAAAGTCTGAACTATTTAACCGCCTCTACAGTCATCCTAGACGGGAAGAAATTGTAAAGCGCGTGTCCTATATGCAGCACGAGCGCACAGAAGTCGCTAACGGCGTGCAGCGCATCATCATGAGCCAGACTGACCCTACCCTCTACGGGAACGTCAACCTAGATCTGTCTGGCGGTAATCGCTACAAAGCACAAGTAGCAGAAGAAACCGTCGAGATGACGGAACTCTGGGTCTGGAATGATGAGATTGATGATTACCAAGTTGTCACTCGCGCAGACCCGGATGTCATCATCTACGACCGGCCTGGTGCAACCGTATTCCTCAAGGGTGAACTGCCCTTCATCCAAGTTTGCCCCCTGCCGCTCTACGATTACTACTGGGGTCAATCAGAAGTATCTCGACTGATCTATCTCCAGCAGATGCGTAACAAGCGCATGACTGAGATTCTGGACATTCTGTCCAAACAAGTTAGCCCACCTACGGCACTCATTGGATTCACTGGAATCCTGGACGAGAAGAACTTTGCTCTCAACCGCGCAGGCGGGATCTTGGCAACAGATATGCCAAGCGCCAAGGTCGAGAAACTCTCGCCGCAGATGCCGCCAGATCTTTTCCGTGAGATCAGCGAGATTGACTCAATGTTCGAGGAAGCCTCTGGCATTGTGTCTGTCTTGCAAGGACGGGGGGAATCTGGGGTTAGATCGTCCGGTCATGCCAGTCAACTTGCCCGTCTAGGGTCCAGCAGGGCTAAAAAACGGGCGCTTGTCATTGAAGATTCGCTAGAAAAGATGGCGACTCTGTATCTCAAGCTCATGCAGGCGTATCCCAACACGCATTTCACAGATACAAAGGGCAATCGGTTCATTGCCGAACAATTGCCCAAGAATTACGCTGTAAAAGTGGATGCACACAGCAATTCACCCATCTTCATGGAAGATTTGCGCCAATTGGCGTTCAATCTGTTCAAAGCACAAGTCATTGACAAGGAATCCTTGCTAGACTTGCTTGAACCACCCATGAAGCAGCAATTGAAAGACCGTCTCAAGAAAATGGAAGCCGCACAAGCCCAACAAGCGGCTATGCAACCTCCAAAGGAAAAGTAATGGTTACTCAAGGTTATACAAAGACCGGAGATCAGCCTCGCGTTACGTCTAAATCATTAGATCAACGACAGGCAACTCCATCCTTGACGTACCGTACACAGACGAATAGGATGGGTAGTGCGGGTAATTCCTCCCGCATGACCCGTGACTACACACGAAGGTAATTGCAATGTACAAAGCACACAAGCGCGGTCGTAAGACCCGTCGGTAATCCCGGCATAAAGAGTTCGATGGGTATGGCTGCTTGCCCTTCTCAAGTGGCCCCGCAACTAGGAGATCGTCATGGCACGTCGTGGTCGTAAAGGTCGGAAGTAATCCGAACGTAACAGGTTTCTGAACCGGCCTGCGGGAGGTGGGCGATGAGCCTCCCACTTGACTTAATTTGTAATTGGGTATACAAGGTCGCACATGAGCGTACCAACTGATAAATTGATGGAGTTGATGAAAGGTGACCGCAGTGCCGGTGCACCTGCCCCAACTCCTACGTCTCCAGGAGCATCATCTCCTGAGACCCCTCCTATGGCTTCCCCAATGTCCACACCTGAAAAACAGATGGGGACTCGTGAAGCCGCAATGATCAATATCTCTATCGCTCTTGATCTTCTTGACCAATCTCTCCCGTCAGTTGGTGCAGATTCGGAAGAAGGAAAAGCAATCATGGAAGCCTCTCGCAAACTTGGTGGTTTGCTGGGTGGCAAGCGTAATGAAACTGGAGAACTCCAGCAGTCAGAGATTCTGCAAATGTTGCAGACGCTACCCAAAGCTGGTGGCATGACTCCTGAGTCTCGTGCAATTCAGTCGGCCCCGCCTCCGGGAATGACACCCCCTGGCGCAGGTGCGCCAAAACCCCCTGGACTAGGATAAGCAATGGACCTCTTTAAGCCACGCGGAGCTTCTGCTCCCCGCCGCCCAACTGATGATCGTCAGGAAAACGGGCAGATCGTAAACACGCCACGCTTTTCGCGTTTCGGCGGTCTTGACAAGCCATCTGATCTTTCTAAGAACAAGATGGCCGTGCACAAGCCTGCTGACGGCAAGCGCGTTATCTAAACCACATTGTAACGAGGGTAACAATGTCTCTTGAAAATCTATCAGTTGATGCACGCGACGAACTCGCGTCATTGGCCCAGCAACTTGCTGAGAATCCTTCCACTCGCAAAGAATTTTTGCGGATGACCAAGAAGGTTAAGCCTGATCTTCCTATTCCAGAATTGGAAATTGAGGATCACACCAACAATGCGATGGCTCAGGCCGAAGCGCGAGTTCAATCTCTGGAGAACAAACTCCGAGAGCGAGACGCCGTGGAAGAGTTGCAAAAGCGCCGCAATTCGTTGAAGCAAAAGGGCTTGGCAAGTTCTGACGATGATATCAAGGGCATTGAGAAAATCATGCTTGAGCGCGGTATTACTAACCATGAGACCGCCGCTGAGTATCACGAGTGGATGAAGCAAGCCGCGACACCCACACCATCCGGGTACAATCCACAAATTATTCAGAAATTTGATTTGAATAAGTATTGGAAGAACCCAGTAACCGCAGCAAGAAACGAAGCGGTCAATGCGTTGCAAGATTTGCGGCGACCGAATCGTCCTATTGGTTTGTAAACCTCACCGGAGATCGTTATGCCTATTGGTGGCGGAATTCTACCGGCAACGGGATCAACTCAGTACACTGAGTTAACTTACGTCACTCGTAGGGCATTCATCCCGAAGCTGGTTGTACAG